AAGCAATATAACTATTGCATTAACAAATTAAAGTTAGGTGAAGTATTAGATTACATAGGAGTTAAGTATTAGGAGGTGATTAATTGATATTAGCAAGATACAAAGAATTAGTCGAACTGGCTAAGAAATACATAGAAAAGGGATATAGCACATTGGAAGCAATTAAATTAGCTGAAAAGGAATTGGAGGAAGATTAATGGAAGATAGAAAATTAGTATATCCAGCGATATACAAACATTTTAAAGGTAAATATTATGCAACTATGGGGATAAGTAAACCGATATCACCTGAAAAATTAGACGAGTATTGCTTGGATTACGATGTAGAAATTGCCGACATATTAGATTTATATTCTAGATACACAGAAGAAGATAAATACATACACATATTTAAGATAAAAAACGAATGGTATCATTGGGATAGTGATTATGCAGATAAATTGGTATTATATAAAGCTTTATATAATGATATGGGAGCTTATGCTAGACCATATGATATGTTTATGAGCGAAGTAGATAGAGATAAATATCCTAATGTAAAACAAAAGTATAGATTTGAATTAGTTAGATATTAGGAGGGAAAATATGAAGAAAAATTACAAAGTTATATTAATAATAGCTGCAATAGTAGTAGCATCTATAGGATTAGGTGTATTTATAGCACAAAACTCACAAAACAAAGCAATATCATTTGAAGAACAAGTTGATAGTGCTAAATCAGATATAAATATACAAGAAAAACGTAGACAAGATTTATTATATAACCTAGCTGATTGTGTAAAAGAATACGATAAACACGAATCAGAAACTTTAAAAGATTTAGCTAAAGCAAGAACAACAGAAGATAATACAAAGAATGCAACAACAGTATTAAAAGCAGTAAGTGAAGCTTATCCAGAGTTAAAATCAAATAAAAACTACAAAGAGTTTATGAATGAATTATCTACTACAGAAAATTTAATAGCACAATATAGAGAAAATTATAATCAAGCTATAAAAGAATATAACAGATATGTAAAGAAATTCCCTGCGAGATTATTTTTAGATCTAACAGGATATGAAAAACAAAATTATACATATTTAAAATATAATGCATCAGAAGATGCACCTACTAATTTATTTGATTAGAGGTGACATTATGGAATTCGATAACAAATTTACTAAGAGAGAAATAATGTTTAGTATAGTTATCGTATTAGTTATGTTAATGCTAGGGCTTATTATTAGCTCTAGTATTAATGACATAATATTAGATGAAAATACTAAATATACAAAAGCTATAGAGATAAACAATGACAAAGAATTATTTACTTATGGTATGAGAACAAATGTAGGTAATGCTTATGTATATGGAACACTTAATCATGTAGATACAGTATCGTACGATGCTATAAAAGACAAGGATTATGTATATATAGAAAAAGTAACACAGAGATATACCATGCATACTAGAAGAATAGCACATAAGAGTGGAAAGACAACATATTACACAACTCAGACATATTGGACATGGGATACTATTAATAGAGAAAGTAAAATAGCTAAAGAAATTACATTTCTAAATCAAAAGTATAAAATAGATAAAATATCAAATATCATAGAGGATGAGTACATAGATACAATAAGCACTGGCTATCATCTAAGAGAAAAATACTATGGTGCTAAATTAAATAATGTTAAAGGCACTATATACTGCAGCTTAAAAAACAAAACAATAAATGATGCTACATTCTACAAAGAAATGAAAACTAAAGAATGTAAAGAAAATATGTTAAATGGTACAGTTTTACCTTTAATAGTATTTTGGATATTATGGATTCTGTTAATTTGTGGTGTAGTTTATGGATTCGGAATGATAAACAATAAATGGTTAGAGGGGTAGAAATATGAGAGAAATAAAATTCAGAGGGTATGACAAATTCGATAAAAGATGGGTTTATGGTTATGGATTACATCAATCAATTTTTATAGATGGTTCATCTAATGCATACGTAACAGCTGGTATTAGAAAAGTATTTATTGTAGATAAGGAAAGTGCTGGACAATATACAGGTTGTAAAGATGCTAACGACAAAGAAATATATGAGGGAGATATAGTGGAAATAGTTGATGGTCCAACTTTACATCCAGATAATTGTTATATAGGAACTAAATTTAAAGTGTTCTACAATCAAGAAAGTTGTAGTTTTATGATGCAAGATATATATGATGAAGATAATACACAATATTTTGATTTGGATTTAGGCGGGATACCTCCAAAATATTTAGAAGTAATAGGAAATATATACGAGAATAAAAACTTATTGGAGGAAGATTAATGGAAGACAGAAAAGAATCAATAAAAAAAGCATTACTAACAATAAAAAAAGAATGCAGTAGCAATGAAGATTGTGAAGGTTGCTCAATATCTAAGGTATTAGGATATAGTTGCCAAGAGGTAGCTATTCCAGAAGAATGGGAAATAGAAAGGGAAAAAGATGAATAGAGCAATAGCGGATGCAATAATCATATTTGTTATAAGTTTGTGGATAGTAAGTAGATTATGCATGTAAAATACAAATTCAGATGCAGAAGGAAAATTATATAATTATAATTCTATGAAAATAATGGCAAAAAGAATATGGGGCATATAGTCTTTATGACTGAAGAGTTTAAGATAATTTGGAATGACAATAGTTATTTACGTTTAAATAAGATAAGATTTTGGTCAAACTTAAAAAAAATAGAAGTAATCGGAAATATATAGGGAGACCCAAAAATATTTAAAGAGGGGAAATAAGATGGAGACAACAGATAAAAAGAAAGGCAAAGGGGATAAACAGTTTAAAAAGGCAGAACGAAAGCTATATGACTATACAGGACTAAAAGCTGATGTAGAGTGTCTAGAATATGAGTTAATAATATTAAAAGAAGAATACAATGGTTGTAAAGCTATTACATATACATCAGAAACAACAGGTGTAACAAATAACATAACAGATACAGTATATGAAGAATTAATAAGAAAAGAAAAAGACATACTGGATAAAACTAAAAAGATTAATAAGAAGAAGATACAAATAAAAAGAGTAGAAGCTGCAATCAGTCTATTAGATGAGACAGAAAAGAAAATAGTAGAAGCTAGATATTTTAGCAATGATAGAAGAAAAAACAACTGGAATCATATAGCTAAATTAACTGGTTACTGCGATAGACAATGTGTAAATATAAGAGATAATTTAATAGAAAAAATAAAGAATAGATTATAGGGGAATGAAAAAATTCAGAAGGATTTCAGAATTATTTCAGAAATATTTCAGAAAACATATGTTACACTTATATTGTAGATAAATATTCAAATACCCCAAGAATCATGAATGATGTTTTAAAAAGGCTGATGTACTTCGATTGATATACATCAGCCTTTTTATGTTCATTTAAAGGAGTGAAAGAAATGGGTAAATATATAGATATAAATAAAGTATTAGAAGCAACTATAGAAGTACCTCAAAAATATTGGGAAGTGGAAGAACTCATGAGAGAGAAACCAAATTTTGATAAGTCTGTAGGATCTAAGAAAATATATGAAAGAAAAGAATATGCTATATATAAAGTAAAGCATGGATATATAGTACATAATACTAAGAAAAACTTTGAGGAAGGACATACACATATACATAACTATAACAAAGCTAAAAGTATAATAGATTTAGCTGTAAGAAAGAAGACACCTAACACACCAAGACAATGGGAGATAGAATGTTTATTAAGAATAGTTAAAGATGAAAAATATAAAAAAAAATTAAGAAGCTTATTATTAGAATTAAAATAAATGTTGCGAATATTAATATAAGCAGATACTCTTTAATTAAGATTAATAACTAAAGGAGTGAGTTTATGGGAAATATAAAAAGATTATTAGTAGTATTATTAGTATGTATGATATCTATTGGATGTGTTGCTTGTAGTGGAACAACATCAGAAGACAGCAAGGTTAACCTAGAAGATATGACAGGTTCAGAGAAAGTTGATTACTTTATAACAAAAGGAAGAAATGATTATGAAGCTGTAAAGAATGATGATGATAAGTTGACTGACTTAGGGGTACAATATATAAAAGATATTGGTGAATATGTAGATAACAAGAGCCAGTTTGATAGTAATGACAACATGGAAGATATAATGACAAAAGGTAGCTTTCTAGAACAGTATGGAAAAGATAAAATGGAAATGTTTAAAACATCAGGACAAGAAGATAGTAACGGATATAAAACGGCTAAAGAAGTTAACTCTTTAGGAATGAATGCAGTGCAAATGGTTAAGTATGTTTATAGAGAAGCTGAAACAAAAGAAGATGACTCTACAAAAGCAAATATAAAACAAGTAAAAGAGAGTCTAGAACAATTACAATAATATATGATATATAAAGGATCTTATTATAATTAATGAGGTCCTTTATTATTTAGGAGGAAAGATAAATGAGACAGGAATTAGAGGACTTAAGGTATGCACTTAATGAGATAATAGGCGAGTTAAGATATGCATTTAATACAATGATAGATGAGTTTAAAAAATGTATAAGTACTATTATAAATATATCATTAGAATTAGAATCAACGCGTAAAAAACTAAAAGAGCATAAAGATAATTATAGATTGTTTAGACATAGATATAGAAAGACTAATGCATTAAATAGTCAAGTGTATAATAGGAAACGTATATGTAGATGTAGGAGTAATATCTAAGATGGTAAAGAACTTAGAACAATGGATAAATGAATTGATAAAAGATAAAGAGTTATGGAAGTTCTATAAGTCAAAAGAGTTTAGACATCTAAAGAAAGAAGTATTAAGAGAGCAGCATTATGAATGTCAAGAATGTAAAAGGCTTGGAAAGATAACTAAAGCTGATACAGTACATCATGTTCAGCATGTTAGAAAGCATCCAGAGTTGGCACTATCGAAGTATTATACATATCAAGGTAAACAATATAGAAATTTAATTGCTGTTTGTAAGTCTTGTCACAATAAGCTTCACCCAGAAAAGCATAAACCTAAAAAAGATATATTTATTAACGAAGAACGTTGGTAATATACCCCCCACTCCCCTATATGGGGTAAATTTTTTGGGGGACGTTTCAACGGAGGGGGGAGTAGACAAACGAAAAAAAACTCCCTAAATGAAAATTTGAATTAAAATAAGGAGGTGAGAATATGGTGAGGCCAAGAGAACCAATAAAGTTGATTCAAGCTAAAGGTAAAAAACATCTTACAAAAGACGAAATTGAAAAAAGAACGAATGAAGAATTAGATGTAAATTTGAAAAACATAAAACCACCAACTTATTTAACAGCTGCAGAAAAAAAGACATTTGAACAAATATCAGAAAAACTTTTATCAGTGGGAATAATGACCGAATTAGATGAAGATTGTTTAGCACGATATATAATAGCAAGGAGATTATATATTGAATATACAAAGACATTAACAACTATGATAAAAAAACATAAAAAAGAAGAAGAGGAAATTGATATTGATGATATAAATAAAATGCAAAATATGCAAGATAAAGTATTTAAACAGTGTCAAAGTAGTGCCAGGGACTTAGGATTAACTATAAGTAGTAGATGCAAGTTGATAGTACCTAAGTTAGAAGAAGATGATGACGATGAGTTATAAATATATACAAGAATATTTGGATATTATAGATAATGATATAATTCCTGTTTGTAAAGAACAAAAGTTATTATCCAAATTTATAAAAAATATATTTGCGACAGAAAATCTTATTATAGATGATGAAAAAGTAGAAAAATATTTTTCATATCAGAAATATTTCCCTTTTGATTTATTCCCATGGGAAAAATTTTGTTTTATATTGCATAATTGTGTATTTAAAGCAAATGGATTGCCAAGGTTTGCAGATTTATTTATTTTAGTTGGTCGTGGCTCAGGGAAAAATGCTTATTTAGCATATGAGGATTTTTGTCTAGTTACTCCGACAAATGGAATAAAAGAATATGACATAGATATATCAGCAAATAGTGAGGACCAAGCAAAAACTACTTTTATGGATATTTATAATATATTAGAAGATCCTAAGCTAACAAAAAAAATGAAGAAAAATTTTTACTGGAATAAAGAAGAAATTATAAATCTTAAGACTAAAAGTAAAATTAAATTCAGGACTAATAATCCAAAAGGAAAAGATGGATTAAGAAGTGGTAAAGTTGACTTTGATGAGATACATGCTTATCAAAATTGGGAAAATATAAATGTATTTACTACAGGACTAGGGAAAAAAGACCATCCAAGACGAACATATATAACAACTAACGGAGATGTAAGAGATGGGCCATTAGATAATTTATTAGAAAAAGCAATGTTAATCTTAAATGGAGAGGTTGAAGATAATGGATTTTTACCTTTTATTTGTAGATTAGATGATGAAGAAGAGGTCCATGATTCTAATAATTGGGCAAAGGCTAATCCTAGTTTACCTTATAGACCTTCTCTTATGGAACAAATGAAGAAAGAATATGAAGATTATAAGATAAATCCTTATGTAAATAGTGCATTTATGACTAAAAGAATGAATATCCCAAAAGGAAGTAAAGACATAGAAGTTACTACATGGGAAAATATATTAGCAACAAATAAAGAAATACCTAACTTAGACTTAGAAGGTGCAAGCTGCACTATAGGAATAGATTACACAAAAGTTAATGACATGATGAGTGCAGGATTACTTTTTTTAAAAGGTGGAGTATACTATTGGATAACTCATAGCTGGTTTTGCACTAATTCTAGAGACAAAGATAGGATAAAAGCACCTTTAGAACAATGGGCAAGTCAAGGGCTATTAACAATCATAGATGATATTGAAATTAACCCGGATATGGCTACAGAATGGATACAAGAGCAATTAATTAAGTATAATTTTTTAAAATTAGGAGTAGATAATTTTAGACTTGCATTACTAAGTAAATCTATAAAGAATATTGGTATAGATTCAAGTGATAAAGAACAGGTTAAAATAATTAGGCCAAGTGACATTATGAAGATTGTACCAGTTATAGATAGTTTATTTAATAATCATCAAATTGTATGGGGGGATAATCCTCTAATGAGATGGTTTACAAATAATACAAAGTTAACTGATAAGACTTTAGGTAACTATGTATATGATAAGATAGAGCCCAAAAGTAGAAAAACAGATGGATTTATGGCTTTTGTTCATGCTATGATTGCGGCACAAGATTTATTGGAGGATGAAGATGATAATACTCTATACTTCGCGGATCCAATTGTATTTTAAGGAGGTGAATAAAGAGGTGAGAAAATTATGAGTTTGAAAACTTGGTTCTTGGACTTCTTAGGAAATATAAGAACAGAAAAAGGTGAAATAGAAGAAACTTTATTTGAAGAAAAACTTCAAGAAATATACTATAAAGAATTAGCTATACAGACTGCAGTAGTGTTAATAGCTAATGCATTAAGTGCATGTGAAATAAAAGTATATGAAAAGGGACAAGAAGTAAAAAATAAATTTTACTACAGATTAAATGTATCACCTAATAAAAATGAAAATGCAAGCCAATTATGGCATAAAGCTATTGAAAAAATGATTTACGAGAAAGAAGCTTTAATCGTTGAAATTGGAGAAGAATTATTTGTCGTAGACAGTAAAAGTGAAGAAGAAAAACCTTTAGAAGGTAATATATATACAGGAATATGTATAGGTAATGAGTATATAAATAGAAGATTTCAAGCAGATGAGGTAATAAGGCTAAAATTAAATGACGTAAATATTAAAAAATTAATAGATAGTTTATATGAACAATATGGAGAACTATTAGCATTAGCTGCAAATAATTTTAAAAAGAACAACCAACGAAAATATAAATTGAAGCTTGAAAATATAAAAGCAGGAGATAAAAAATTTCAAGAAGAATTTGATACAGTTGTTAAATCACAATTAAAAAAATTTATGGATAATGATAATGTAGTTTACCCACAATTTAAGGGATATGATTTAGAGGATGTATCTAGTACAACAAAAACAGATAGTAGCGATTTTAGAGCACTTCGTAAAGAAATTTTTGAGATAGTAGCTCAAGCTTTTCAAATACCTTTATCACTTATGATGGGGAATGTAACAAATATAGATGAAATAGCAAAAGTATTTCTTACTTTTTCAATAGATCCTTTGGCTGATATGATAACAAAGGAAACGACTAGAAAGTATTCTGTTACTTATGAAGAATGGGCAAAAGGAAATTATACAAAAGTAGATACAAGTACAATAAAACATTTAGAAATACTTGATGTCGCTGAAAAAGCAGATAAACTGATAGCATCAGGAACATGTTGTATTGATGAAGTTAGAGAAGTAGTTGGATTTGATAAATTAGATACAGAATTTAGTAAGCAACATTTCATAACTAAGAATTATGATACTGTTGAAAATAGATTAATAGGAGATAGTCAAACTACTTTAAATGAAGGAGATGAACAAAATGAAGAATAAAAAATATTTTCAGTTAACACAAAATGGAGATGAAGTGGATATACAAATTTATGGAAATATAACATCATGGGAATGGTTAGAGTCAGATATATCAAGTTACACATTAAGTAAACAAATAGAAAACTTAGATTGCAATAAAATAAATCTATATATAAATTCTTATGGTGGTGAAGTAGCAGAAGGATTAGCTATATACAATCAATTAAAACGTCATAAAGCGAATGTAAAAACTGTATGCGATGGATTTGCATGTAGTGCTGCAAGTGTAATATTCATGGCTGGTGACGAAAGAGTAATGTCTACAGCATCTTTATTAATGATTCATAATGCATGGCAGTATTGTGAAGGGAATGCTAAACAATTAAGAAAACAGGCTGATGATTTAGACAAAATTACACAAGCATCAGTAAATGTTTACATGCAAGAAGTAAATATTACTGAACAGAAATTAAAAAATATGCTTGATGCAGAAACTTGGATAACACCACAAGATGCATTAGAGATGGGATTTGCAACATCAATAGTAAATGAAAAGGATACAGACATTATAAGTCAATCAGTCAAAAAATCATTAATGGAATTGATTTTTAATGCAAAAAATGAGAATCAAGAAGACGATGATCAAGAAAAAGATAAAAATAAAGATGATGAACAAGACAATAAAGATGATGAAAATGACAAAAAGGATGAAGAATCCAACAAAGATAAAAAAGAAGATGAGCCAAAGGAATTCAATATGAATTCTTTTTTTAATGCAATAAAAAATATAAATGTAAAATAGGAGGTAGACAAATGTCTTTTTTTGGAAATAAAAAATTAAAACAACAAGAAGTAGCAAATGCATTACAAAGTGCTATGGCAGGAGGAAATGAAGAAGAAATAAAACAAGCCTGGATAGAATTCCAAGAAGCTATAAAAGAGGATATAAAATCAGATTTTATAGAATATCAAGCTACACAAGACAAATCAATTTTAGCATCTAGAGGTTATAGACAGTTAACTGCTGCAGAAGAAAAATGGTATAAAGGATTTATAGAAGCATCTAAGTCTAGTAAACCGAAAGAAGCTCTTACAGACTTTTTAAGTGCACCAGATGGAATTATGCCTGAAACAATAATAGAAGATGTATTTAGAGATTTAGTTATAGAACATCCTTTACTTGAAAAGATAAACTTCCAATTTGCTAAGTATATGACAAAATGGATATTAAATGATCACTCAATAGATACTGCAGTTTGGGGTGCTCTTAACTCAACAATAACAAAAGAAATAGAATCAGCATTTAGAGTGATAGACATTACTCAAAATAAATTAAGTGCATTTGCAGCAATACCATTAGATATGTTAGATTTAGGGCCAACATTTATAGATTCATATATAAGAACGGTTTTAAAAGATGCATTACTATGTGGATTAGAAAAAGCTATAGTAGCAGGTACAGGGAAAAATCAACCTATAGGATTATGCAAAAATGTATCTCATGGAGTGACCGTAACAGGTGGAGTTTATCCAGATAAAACAAAGGTCACATTAACATCATTTATGCCTAAAGAATATGGAGCAGTATTAGCACAATTAGCTAAGACAGAAAAATGGACTGATGATGAGAGTAAGGATCATGGAGGTAAGCCAAGAAAGTTTAGTTCAGTATTATTTATTTGTAACCAAACTGATTATCTTACAAAAGTTATGCCTGCATCTACAGTATTGAATGTTAATGGTACATTTACTCAAAATGTATTTCCATTCCCTACAGAAGTTGTAATATCAAATGAACTAAACGACGGAACTGCTATTGTTTGTTTACCAGAAGAATACTTGATGGTAATTGGTGCTGATAAAAATGGTGTAATAACTTATTCAGACGAATATAAATTCTTAGAGGACCTACGTTATTACAAAATAAAAACTTATGGTGCTGGTAAAGCATTTGATAATACAGTAGCATTATTCTTAGATATTTCAAAATTAGAAGAAGCTTATGTATATACTAAAGTAAAAGGTAGTGTAGAAAGTACAGTAAAAGGTACTGTTACTACAAAAGCAGAATCTTAAGATAAAAAATAAGGGCTAGAATTTCTAGTCCTTATTTTATTGGAGGTAAAAATATGAATTTACTTCAAGATTTGAAGCTAAAATTAAATATAACTTGGGTTGAAGAAGAAACAGAAAATCGTTTGAATGCTATTTTAGAAGATGCAAAATCAGCATTAAATTTTAAATTAGGTGCAGAAGTAGATTATTCTAATGGAATGGAAAGAAGTTTATTGCTTAATTATTGTATGTATGAATGGAATAATTGCATTAATGAATTTGACGATAATTATTTCAACAATATTATGCAATTAAGACAAAAATATGAGGTAGAACAAAATGAGGACATCTAATTTTAATGATGGATATATAAGAGTTTATAAAGAAAAAAATAAAGAAAGTGACTTTGGAGCTAGAAAAAATATAAAATCTATTGATGATTTAGAGTTTATAGTCAAATTAGCATATAAAGAATGCAATAAAAGGCAACAGGACCTTGATTTTGCAGAAGCTAGAAATAGGTCTTTAAGTTTAAAAATAAAAACAAGATTTTATAGAGATATATCTAACTATGATAAAGTTATTATAAAAAATGTTCTTTACGATATTGTGTACTTTGATATAGATAGAGAAAAGCAAGAAATTTACTTCTATTTGGAAGAGGTGAGAAAGATTGCTTAATGATATAAAACAAGCATTAGAAAAATTAGGATATAAAGCTTATTATGGACGTTCACTGGCAAAACCAAATGATGATTGGAATTATTTTGTCTTTAACAAAAGTAGGACATCTAGATCAGGAACAAATAGAATGGACTATAACAAATATTATCAGGTACATTTTATTTGTGAAGATTATATAGAAGAAGATTTTGAATTTAAAATAATAAAACAAGTAACAAAAGATACAAAATTAAAATTAGCTGATACAGAAATTGTATTTAATTATACAACAAAAAATAATACTGATAGAGTAGTTGAAATTTGCACAATAGAATTTACAAAAGCTAAAAAAGGTTGTGAATTATAATGGCAGGGATAAATTTTTCATTAGAGTATGAAGACGTACAGAAAATACAACAAGCTATAGGAAATTATGAAGATAAAGCTGAGGACGTAATAAATAAATACATACATGGAGAAGGAAAAGACAAGTTAATAAACTCTATACATAATTGTATACCTGTATCTGATAGGAATAAAAAGCATGCAAGAGATGCAGATTCATTAACAAATAAAAATTTCAACTTAGGAATAAGAATTACAACAAAACAAAAATATAATTACTTAGTATTCCCGATGACAGCCAGTGGGACAAGCCAAGGGAAAAGTGAAAAGCCATTCATGGAAGAAGGAGTTAAAAAAGTAAAAGATAATGTCGTAAATGACATTCTAGATAAGTTAGGAGGTTTGAATATATAATGGCTAGTTATGCTAAAGTGTACTCAGATTATGAAATAAAAGAAAGTGCTATTAAATTTAATGGCGAAAATGAAATAGCAACAACAAAAGTTGGTTGCGTAGGATCTTTAACTGAAGAGATGGATGTAAGAACAGTAACAAAAAAATGTGAAGGTGTAGTAATAAAATCTAGAACTAGAGGAACTGGAACAGGAACATTAACTGTAAGTATGCATATGCTATGGAGTTTGTATGTGAAAGTATATGGAATGATATTCACAGATAAACTTGCAGAAGGTGTATATGGATATGGTAAAGATAGTATCCATCCAGAATTTACATGGGTTGCTAAAGTGTTAGATGAAGATGGAATAGAAAAGTATTTAGCATATCCAAATTGTGTTATAAATTCAGGAACAAGTAAAAAAATAGAAAATGGTTCTGATGAAGTAGCAGAAATTGAAATGACGATTGCAGTATCTCCAGATGATCAAGGCTTTGGAAAATATGAATGTATGGCAAGTGAATTGGCTTCTGGTTCTGAAATTGCGACTAAATGGTTAACTTCATTTAATTTTGAATTAATAAAAAAAGCATAGAGGTATAAAAAATGAAATGTACATTTAAAGAATTAACATTAGAAAATGGAGAAGTTATAAAATTAACTCTAAATTTTGCTAGATTATTGCAGCTAAAGAATAAAAGAAAAAAAGAATATGAAGAATACAATAATATATATGTAAAAGAAGATAAAGATGCGACCTTTAGTTCAATCACGATTTTATATACAGCATATTTATGCGCTAATATAGAACAAGATGATAATACTTTAATGACTAAAGAAGAATTTATGGAAAATATACCACAAAGTTTTGTACTTATAAATAACTTAGCTAATGAATTAGCGAATCCAAAGCAAAAAAAAATTTCAGGAGCGCCTTTACCCAAGAAACAAAGAAGATAACAGGGGCTACAAAAATAAGAATACCTAAATTTAAATTAGAGGACATAGAGGATTATTATACCTACTATGTCCTTATTTTAGGTATAAGTGAAGATTTATTTTGGAATATAGATATATCTTCCTTAGAAGGCATAGTTGCTAATAAAGTAGCATATGACAACTACATTAATTATGTAAAACAAAGGGAAATAGAAAGGAGGGGAAGATAAATGGCAAATAAAACACAGGCACAAATAGAATTTAAAGCTGTAACTTCAGAATTTAGGTCCGGTATAAGAGACATAAGTAAAGATATGACTACCTTTTCAAATGAATTGAAATTAAATGCTACTCAATTAAAAGGAAATTCAGACGATATAAATCTATTAGAACAAAGACAAAATATATTACAACAACAATATGCAGCATCAAGCCAAAAGGTAGAATTATTAAATCAATCATTAGAACAGGCGAAAAATATACTTGGAGAAAACTCCAATGAATACAGAAATCTTAATAATGAGTTACTTAGAGCACAAACTCAACAACAAGCTATACAAAATGAAATAAATCAAACATCACAAAGACTTAATGATTTAAGAAGTGCAAGTCAAGAAGCTGGACAAGAAATAGGACAGTTAGGAAATGATACAAATTCATTATCTAGATTAACTACAGAAATAGATCAGCAACAACAAGAGTTAAATAGACTAAAAGAAGAATATAAAAATGTAGTATTAGAGCAAGGACAAAGTTCAAATGAAGCTCAGCAATTAGCAAGTAGAATAGGACAGTTATCTAATGATTTAAGGGAAAACCAAAATAGATTGCATGAAGTTAGTAGTGCTGCTGATGAATTAGATAACAGTTTAAATGATGCTGCAGATGGAGCACAAGAAGCTGGAAATGCACTAGAAGATGCATTAGCTATAGAAGGTGTAGACGAGTTAACAGATGCATTTAGTGGAATAGCAGACAGTGTAAAAGAATTTGGATTAGAAGGACAAAGTTCGCTTAATCAATTGCAAGCACAATTAGGGCTTACAAACGATGAAATGGGCGAATTTGAAGGAATAATAAATGAAATTTATGCAGATAATTTTGGAGAATCACTATCAGATATAGGCGAGAATATGGCATTGGTACATCAAAACACAGGTTTAGCAGGAGAGGCGCTAAAACAATGTACAGAAGATGCATATCTTTTAAGTGATGTTTATGAAATTGACATAGCTGATAGTACAAAAGCAGCAGATGCATTAATGCAGAAGTTTGGACTTACAGCAGATGAAGCATATAATCTTATAGCACAGGGAGCAGAAAGCGGACTTAATAAAAATGATGATTTAATTGATGTAATTACGGAATATTCTCCTTCTTTTGCTAATGCAGGATATTCAGCTGAGGACATGTTTAATGCTCTTGCAAATGGGGCAGAGACAGGGGCATTTAGTGTAGACAGTTTAGGTGATGCATTTAAAGAAATGAATATAAGAATTATGGACGGTTCAGCCGATGATTATTTAAAAAAGTTAGGGTTTAATGCTGATGAGTTTCGTGAAAAATATGCAAAAGGTGGAGATAGTGCTAAACAAGTCACACAGGAAATGATAGAGCGTTTAAGCAAAATGAAGGATAAGCAAGAACAATATAATGTAGGTGTTGGTATATTCGGAACAATGTACGAAGATAATGCTGCAGAAGCTATATTTGCGTTAGGAGATCTTAATGGAGAGATAGATAATTCTAGAGACAAATTAGGTGAAATGAACAAAGTCAAATATAATGACTTAGGAAGTGCACTTGAAGGAACGAAAAGAATATTACTTACAAACTTACAACCTGCGATAAGTGCAGTAACAAGTGGAATAACAACATTATTACAAAGTTTTGCTAATATGCCTAAACCTGTGCAACTGGTAATAACTGCTGTAGTAGCATTAGGAACGGCTTTTGTAGGAATAACAACAGTTATAGGAATGGTTTCATCTGTAGCTGGAATATTTACATCGGGGTGGAGTGTTCTCACCGGGGTATTTGCAGCAGTTAAGACGGGAGTAATTGCAGCAACAGGTGCTATTGGAGCAATAAGTGCACCAGTTTTAATAGCAATAGGAGTTATAACAGCATTAGTTGCTATTGGTGTACTACTGTATCAAAATTGGGACACAGTAAAAGCAAAAGCAACAGAGGTTTGGAATGCAGTAAAAGACACTATATCTAATGTGTGGGAAGGAATTAAGAATGTATTTAGTACAGTATTAAGTGCTATACAAACAGCTATACAAATGTATTTTGATATGTATAAGACAATAATAGTTACTATTATAACTGCAATAAAGACAGTAGTAACAACAGGTTGGAACGGAATAAAAGCAGTATTTACTACAGTTTTAAATGCAATTAAGTCAGTAGTATCAAATGCATTTAATGGTATTAAATCTACTATTACAACGATATTAAATGCAGCTAGATCAGTTGTATCTAATGTTTGGAATGGAATAAAAAGTGTTGTAAGTAATGTATGTAGCGGTATATCAAGCACTGTATCAAATAAATTTAATTCAATTAAAAGTACTATATCTAATATAATGAATAGCGCTAAAAGTATAATGAGTAATATTTGGAATGGAATAAAGTCTACTGTAAGTAACGTTTGTGGAGGTATTACAAGTATAGTTTCTAATAAATTTAATGCAGTGAAAAATACAATATCTAATGTAATGAATAGTGCTAAAAATGTAGTATCAAATGGCATTAGTAAAATAAAAGGATTTTTCTCAAATTGTCACTTAAGTTTCCCTAAAATAAAGCTACCTCATTTTTCAATTAGTGGAAAACTTAGTGTAAATCCTCCAAGTGTACCGAAAATATCGGTAAACTGGTACAAACAAGGTGGTATTATGACACAACCAACTATATTTGGAGCTAGAAATAATACTCTTTTAGCAGGAGGAGAAGCAGGAGCAGAAGCAATTTTACCACTAGATAACTTTTATAATTATTTAGATTCAAAATTAGACAAATTTATTAGTGAAGATAATACAGCAAGTGAAGTCAGAAGGTTATCAAATATAGTTTCAAACTTAGAACTTAAATTAGATATAGATGGTAGAGAATTTACTAGAACTGCAGTAGCACCAAATCAAGATGAATTAGATGATTATAATACAACTAGAAATATGAAATTAAAATACTAAATAAGAAGGAGGGGTAAAATGGAAAAAAAATTAATATTTAATAATATTTGTTCAGAAGAATTAGAAATAATAGTTGTTGAAGGCCCTCCAGAAGTGTTGTCAGAAGAAGAATATGAAGAAATAAGTATAGAAGGTAGAAATGGGACAGTTACTATAAATAAAGGTACATTTCCAAATATAGAAAAGAGTTTTATTTTAACTACTATAAATTTAGATCAAGACATAAATCTAATGATAGAGAAGGTTAAAAAATGGTTATTTGATATAAAAGATAATAAATTATTATATTCAATTGAAAATAAATATAACATTGTAAAAAAAGTTATTATTGAGGAAGATATAAAAACAACATTTGAAGAATTTGGAGACTTTAAAGTTAAATTTATTTGTGAACCTTTTTATTATAATTTATTAGAAAAAAATATAATAGTAACACAAAAACAAACGACTATATATAATAGTGGTGATTTTACAAGTGCCCCGAAGATAATTATATACGGAACAGGAGATTTACAGATAACGATTAATGATACTACTGTACAGATTAATAATGTTGATGAAAGAGTTTTGCTAGATAGCAAACTTTTTTTATGCCTAGATAAAGATAATAATAATAAAAGTATAGATATGATAGGAAATTTCCCTTTGTTAGATAAAGGGGAAAATACTATAACATGGATAGGAAGTATAACCAAGTTAGACATAGAACCAAGGACTATTTATAGATAGGAGGGAGTATTATGAATAAAGCAGTTAAAATATGTATTTTCAATAAAAATACTCCTAAAGAAACGGTAATTTTGAGTAATGGTGATGCAATACTTGATAATATTTGTACAAGCTGCAAAGTTACAGAAAATTTAGATGGGACATATGGATTAGATGCAGAGTTTATAATTGACGATGATGGATTGTGGGAATATCTACAAGAAGAAGCTATATTAAAAATAAAGGTTGATTATGGAGATGAATATTTCAGGATAACAAAACCAAGAAAAACACGAAATAGAATAATCATATACGCTATACAAGTCACAATATATGAAACTATTCACTTATGGCTTAATGATGTAAGGCCTACTGGATTAAATGGAACAGCAGCAATAAATTGGATATTAGATGGGGCGGTAGGAGTTAAAGAATTAGAAGTATATTCTAATATATCTGCATCTAATACTGCTTACTATGAAGATATGAATATGTATAAAGCTATACATGATTGTGATCAATCATTTCTCAACCGCTGGGGAGGAGAAATACAAAGAAGAGGATATCTTTTAAAAATACTTGATAAAGTAGGAAAAGATAGAGGAGTACAAATAAGGTCATGTAAAAATTTAAAAGGATTTGAAGCAAATACAGATGTAGATAGTATTACAACTAGAATTAAACCAAAAGGTTATGACGGAATAACCATTAATGGCTTTATAGATAGCCCTATATTGAATAATTATGCTAGAGCTTATACTAAAGAATTTACTTATAGTGATGTAAAAGTAAAATCTTCAGAGAGTGAAACAGAAGGATTTAACACACTAGAAGAAGCTCAGGCCGAACTAAAAAGGTTAGCACAATTAGAATATACCGAAAATAATGTAGATATTATCAGTGCGGATTATACTATAGATTTTGTTGATTTAAGTCAAACTGAAGAATATAAAAACTATATAAAAGCAGAAAAAGTTTATATAGGCGATGAAGTATCAGTTTTTGAAAGTAAATTAAATATAAATGTAGTTGTAAGAGCAATAGAAAGAAAATACAATGTTTTAACACAGAAAGTAGAAGAAATAAAACTATCAAATAAAGATATAGGTAGAAAATCAATAAATGACGTAATGATTGATATTTCAAAGGATATAGAAAAGAATGATAATTCAATAGAAAAATGGATACAAAGTTTTATAAATTCAGGAATAAAGGACAGTTATGTATTTTACAATAAAGAAGAATTAGTTGTATGTGATAGCCCTACTATAGAAGAAGCTATACATGTATGGAGATTCAATAAAAATGGATTAGCACATAGTGCAAATGGATATCAAGGACCATATGATGTAGCTTTAACAGCAAATGGCCAAATAAATGCAAATATGATTTTAGCGGGTACATTAAAAGGACAGTATATAGATGCTAGAAATATGGTTATAAAAGATGAAGATGGAAATGTAACCTTTTCAGTAGGTAGTGATGCGATTGTAAGAATGATACAAGGACTTATAGATATTTCAGATGAAGGGATAAGAATTAACTTACAAGATAGTGAGAGTAACATTGTAGGTTATGTTATCTATGATGGTCAAGGTGTTCAAATATTTACAAATAATGACGAGCCTATAAGTTCATTTCATAGAGAGGGAGCTTATACAGAAAAATTAGTTACTGACAAGTTGATATGTTCTCAAGTTGTACAAATAGCTGATTTTAATGGATGTCCTCTTGATTGGTACATAGCACCAACTGCTACTGGAGAAGGTACAGGTAAAGATGAAAATAATAAGGCAAACTCTTTAAAAGATGTATTAAGGCATATAAAACAATATGGATATAAATTTAATAATGTAATTACTATTCATATAGAAGAAAATTGTATATTGAACGAAGATGTAGTTATACAAGACTTTATGGGAACGTTATTTAAAATAGCATTAGGAAAAAATGTTGTCATAAATTGTAAAAAATTTAAAGTAGAAGATTTGCTTAGTAGAATGACAATAGAATATGATGCTGATAAAAGATTAGTAGCTGGAGAAATAACTCAAACAGATTATAATAATTATCCAATTATAAATTTAGTTGATTCTTCTTTAGAAAATTATGTATTTTCAGCATCTAATGTAAATTATGTCGAAATAAAAGGAATAAGATTTCATGGAGTAGAGGGTACTACAGGAATTGGTTCATTTGCTGCTTCTAATATAGTTATAGATAATTGTGACTTTTCAGGAGTAGATAAATGTGTAGTTGCTGATGGACAAAGTAAAGTTTCACTGGGGTGGAGTTCTGGAAATGTTGAAAAAATTGCAAGTGTATATAATGGTAGTATATTTACTTCAAGTAGAATAATACCAAAATATTCAGATAATGAAATGGTATATGTTTCAGAAAATGCTATATTTATACCTAATACAAACGGTTACACTCAATTTGATACATTATATACTCCTACAACAACATCTACAAGTACAAATATAACAGATAATATTTGTATAGATACTGCTAACTTATATACATTAGTAGAGGGTGAAGGCGAAGAGGATGAACAAACCGTACCAAGAAAAGGATATACAGGGCAGGGCAAATATAAAGAAAACTCAAAATCACATAGAGGGTATATCAAATTACCTGTAAGTGTAATAAAAGATGTATTATCAAATAAAAAAGAATACAATGTAAAACTTAGAATGACAAGACTCAATACGGAACATGGTTACAATAGTAAAACACCACATCCGATTATTAGAGCGGTAGGTGGAAGTAGCGGAACAACCGATTATTGGGACAGTAATATTAAATTTGCTAGAGGAGAAACACAAGATATAACATTGCCTGCATCAATAGTACAAGCTATAGAAAAAGGAGCTACTTCATTAGAATTATTCGTAAATAGCAATCAATTAGAACAGTATTCTTTCTATGGAGATGTAAGCCTTATAGTAGAAGGTACAAATAGTAATCCTGGAGAGGAAGATAAACCAAGTGGTCCAGTAGGTACAGGTGAAACTGCTTATAATGCAACTGGTACAACAACAGCTAATCTTAATGTGAGAAAAGGAGCTGGTGTAAACTATGGAATAATTACAACTCTACCACAAGGAACAACAGTTACAATAGTTGCCAAAGACAATGCCACAGGTTGGTACAAAATAAGTTACAATGGAGCTTATGGTTATGTTTCAAATAAATATGTCACTATAACATCAACAGGGACAACAATAGATCCTACAATTATTCAAGATTTCCCATATGCTGATGAAATGGTAGAAGTTGGACTAACATATTGGAGAGTATGCGATAAAGAGTATACAAGTGGTCAATCATGGTCACAAGGTTTTACCTATAGAAGTGCAAATACTCCGCTTAGTGGTAGCTGTACGGCTGACCAAGACGTTGCCGATTCATTATGGGTAGCAGTTACTAGAAGTGGAAAGACAAGGCATTATAAAGCAATAGATTGTAGTACATTCTCAGGCATGATGACAAAAGGACTTGAATATGCGAATGGACCATATGCTAATAAGACCAACTTTACAAACTTTAGAAAAAATATTCTTCAGAAAAGCGACAAGGCATGGGCATTTAACATGGTCAAGGCAGATGGTACATGGGCAAGAGAGGCAGCAGCTCAATGTGAGTATTTCGATAGAGTTGGTCTTGGAATTGTATATTACAGAAATGTAGATACAGGAAAAACTTACGGAAGCAAGGGCTCAGCTGATGATAATTTCTCACCAATAAAAAAAGGGGACTTAATATTCTATTCTAAAAAAGACTCTAGCGGAAATTGGAAACAACCTAATAGATATATGAAGGTTTCTCATGTAGCAGTGTGCTACGGAAATAATTCAAGCGGAAATAAGTCAGTTATAGAATCTACAAACGGAACTATGACAAAGAATCACACGTTTGATGACGGAACAACAATTAATGCCGGCATAAGAATAGTTTCTATAGCAGGTAATTCGGGATATGCAGACGATATAGTAATGGTAGTTAGACCTCAACCGACTCACTATAACGGAACATTGCCAGGAGGAAGCACAGGCGATACAGGTAATACAGGAAGTGGGACTGGAGTAACTGATACAGGTACAACAGAATATACAAATTGTGTAAGCGAGCAAGGAACAATAGATGGCAATAAATATGTTTACAGATTAAAACAATGTAAAATAACAGCTTATGGCGGAGATTCTGGAAGTGCATGTAATATACCTCTTAATCTAGGCAAGACTTGCGGTTCATTCAATCTTCCATATGGAACCAAAGTTTATATCCCAAGTCTTAAAGGTAAAACTATTACAGATGGAAATAGCAAAACAGCAACTTGTGATGGTATATTTACAGTGAATGACACGGGTGTAGGCGGAACAGACTTTGACCTTTATATGAGTACAAAATCAGATACAAATGCCGAAAGTGTATTTGGAAATACAAGAAGAGAAGATGTTTACATATTAAGTTATGGCAGTGGATATGGTTATGCTTGGTCATACACACAAAGTTATAAATGGGCTTACAATAATGGAACTTTAAGCGCTTATAAAGTGGCTTTCAAGGACTATATCAAATACGGAGGTACGTTAATAAACTTCCTTAAATTCAAAAATGATGATGCAAATATAAGAAGTTCTACATATTGGAGCATATTAAACAGTTAATAGGAGGTGTATTATGAGAGATTATGATATAGAGAGTGATTTAAAGCAGGAAAAATTTCAACATCTAAAATTAGTTCAAGGTGATAGAGGGAATAAAATAAAAATAAATGTGTATGAAGATGGGCAACCAGTAAATCTAACTGGTTGCTCTATTACTGCTAAATACAAAAGAGCAGATGGACAAGTAATAAATGGATCCGTAACAAATATATCTAATAATTCATTTGATGCCGTAATAGATAGTGATATAACAAAAGTAGTAGGAACTTTAAAAATGATATTCTCCGTAGAAAAAGACGATGTAAAAGTAAGTACATTCTTATTATTAGCAGAGGTAAAGGAAGGCATAGGAGAAAGTACAGGAGGTTCAACTGGAGGAAGTACAGGAGGTGGAGAAGTAACAGTAGACCTTAGCAATTATTATAAAAAAAATGAGACTTATTCAAAAGCACAGATTGATTCGCAATTTAAAGATATTGCGAAAAAAACTATAGTTGAAGGAAATAAAATATATTTAGCAAAAAACGATGGAACTAAACTAGATGAAGGAACTGATTTACCTACTTCTAGTGGTTCTAGTACAGCAGATAGTATAACTATAAAAGATACAGGTAATAATTTTACTGCTACAAACGTAGAAGGGGCGTTATCAGAGCTTTTTCAATCTGCCAGTAATGGAAAAACATTAGTTGCAAATGCTGTTACTGGCAAAGGAGTTGCAACTAATCCAAGTGATAGTTTTCAAACTATGGCGACTAATATAGGTAAAATTAGTAGTGGTAGTAGTGTTACATATTCTATAACAAATAATCTAAGTCATGCAGTTAATAATAATAGCAATACTACAGTAGAAAAATATAATTCTTATAGTGCTAATATAACCGTTGAAACTGGTTATAAACTTGATTCGGTTACAGTTACTATGGGAGGAACAGATATTACTTCTAGTTGTTATAGTAATGGCAATATAAGTATTGAACATGTTACAGGCGATATAGTTATAACAGTCGTAACATCTATAATACCAGCCAAAACTTACACTATAACAAATACATTGACTAATTGCAGTAACAATAATAGTGCTACAACAATAGAAGAAGGTTCTTCTTATAGTGCTACAATAACTGCAAATAGTGGATATACTCTTGGTGCAATAACAGTTACTATGAACGGAACAAATATAACATCTAGTTGTGTAAGTGAAAATGTTATTACGATTGCAAATGTTACTGGCAACATAGCAATAACTGCAACAGCTACTCAAAGTGCATTATATTCATTCGGTGTAATGTCCGATATTCATATACCAACTGATGAAACTTCTGATACTGTATATGGAAGTAAATACCAAGGAATTACAAAATTTACTAATGTAATTAATAAATTGAAAGATAGTGATTTAGATTTTGTATGTGCTACTGGAGATTTAACTACTTATGGATACGATGTTCAGTATCAGAATGTAGTTAATATATTAAATAATTTAAATAAACCTTTTTATTCTCCTAACGGAAATCATGACATGATTTATAATGGAGATACAAATAATACTAAATGGACAAATTACTTTGGACATGGAATGAATTATGTTTTTACAAAGAATAATGATGTATTTATATTTGTTTCAATGAAACTTAATGGGACTAATGAAAACCCATATGAGTCAAGTATTGATTGGCTAGAAACTCAATTAAATAATTATAAAAACAAAAGATTGTTTTTATTTATACATTATCCATTATATAGTTTTGCAGGACTAAAAACAAATCAATATTATGGTTGGGTTGAGGCATCAACTGAAGATGATAGAATACTAAAATTATTAAAACAACATTTAAATGTTCATTGTTTTAGTGGTCATACTCACTACATATTTGAATTACAAGAAAAATACCCTAATATTAATGTTTCTAAATTAGATTATTATTATACATCATTAATTCATGTACCTTCATTGACACAACCAAGAAATGATGCAGGTAATATGACTAATTTAAGTGATTCAAATCAATATTTGGAAATGTGGAAAGTAAACGTTTATGCTGATAAAATAGTGTTAAATGCTATTAATTTAGTGAACGACCAGACATTATATACTTACGAAATAGATACAAATGCTGATTACAGTAGAAGTAATGGATTGACTGTATCTACGTTTAATGTATCTCTTAATGAAGGTAGTACTTCAGATGCAATAACTATAGGTTTAGAAAAAGCTCCTAGTGAAAATATAACAATTAATATTGCAAGTAATAACCAATATGTAACTCCAAGCAAAACATCTATTACATTTACTCCAACAAATTATTCAAATACATTTACAGTAAGTGCTGTAGATGACGGAACAACTGCTGATTATACTTGTCTAATAGAAATTACAAGTGATGCAGTTCCTTCATTAGATATAAATATAGCAGTAACAAATACAACAACTGAAAAACCATCAGATGGAATACCTCGTTATGATATAAGTGCATATGCAACTGGTGCTAATTGTAAAGGTATACCATATTTCAAACATGATGATTATAAAGAATATCCATATGTTTATTTAAATCCAAATACTGCTATAAATGGTGAAGTATATATTACAACATCAATGGTATATCATTTAGGTTCAACTCAAAGATTTTTAGGTAGTTATAAACGATATAGATGGAACAGTTCACAAGGTTGGTATCAATATAAAGCAGGTGCTAGTTCAGGTAATACTCCTATTACTATAACTGGTAATGGTATGTTAACACATGGTAATGTGGCTATGCCGAATGGTGAATTTGTTAATAATAAATTGCAACCAACAGAAGGAAATTATTTTGAGGCTGATTTAGTCGCTTTACAATTTTAAATAACTTAAAACCTAGAACTGAATAGTTCTTTTTTTATTGCAAAAATTGAATAAGTTCGCAATTTAAAAATATTGCGTACTAATTTATCAAGTGAATAGGAGGATTTAATGGAATACAAAAGAGAATATTGTTGCCCAGAGTGTGGCTTGATATGGATTCAAAAAGTTAATGCTGGAGCTATTAATAATATCGTTTGTCCAGAATGTGAAAATCAATATAACTATGCATGTGATACATTTGGATATGCATATGCAGCTCAAAGCATAAAAGAAAATTTAGAAAAAAATAATAAAAAGATACATTATGATAAGGAACATCCTTTTTATAATAAATAAGATCATAGAGCAGTTAAAAATGGTATTTAAACCATCTTATAGTATAATAACTGTAAAGGGGGTGAAAAAGATGTAAAATGTGAGAATACAAGAATAAAAACTATATATAATTAAAAAAACTAAATCTATTTTTAAAAGGACTGTAGCGGTACAGTCCTTTTTTAGTATAGTATAGAAAGGAGTAAAATATGGAGAAATATTTCAATGCAGTAAGTATTATAATAGGGATAATTGGAGGGTTTATTTGTAAGCATTTAGGAGGCTTCGACATGTTATTAGGAGTTATTATAACACTTGTAGTTCTAGACTATTTAACTGGAATTCTGAAGGCAATTTATAATAAAAAGTTATCTAGTGAAGTAGGCTATAAAGGGATAATAAAGAAAATATTTATTTTTATAGTAATAGCCACAGCATATGAAGTACAAAAAGTAACAGGAAATAACATACCACTTAGAGAAATGACATTAATGTTTTTCATAACGAATGAAGCAATAAGTCTGTTAGAAAATGCTGGGGAGTTTATACCCATTCCAGATAAATTAAGAGATGTATTAATCCAGTTAAGAGATAAAAATGTTAACATAGGAGATGGAGAGGATGAGTAAATATTTAGTGGCAATAGATGCAGGTCATGGTATGCATACAGAAGGTAAACAAAGTGTACCAATGTCAAAGGATTTGTATATAGATAACGAACTGGTAAGAAAAAAAGGAAAGATCATAAAAGAAAATGAATGGAACAGGGGTGTAAGTGAATATCTAGCAGCAGCACTAAAGAGATGCGGTATAGATACAATGTTTACAGCTGATATGACAGGTAAAACAGATATACCTCTATCAACTAGAGCAAAGAAGGCTAATAAATATGGTGCTGATATATTAATTTCAAATCATTATAATGCAATAGGAAACTGTGATACTTGGCAAAGTAGAGTTAAGGGGCTTCTTGTTTTGAGAACTAAAAATGCATCCTCAAAATCAATAAGACTTGGAAAATTAGCAGTTAAGCATTTAGAAAAAGATATAAATTATGAATATAGTTATGGTTTAATGCGTGATGTAGATATGAGTGGATTTACATTAGCTATTTTACGTCAAACTACTATGCCTGCAATATTAATCGAGTATGGTTTTATGGACTATGAAAAAGAAGCAAAACTTATGCTTGATAAAAAGCATCAAGAAAAGTGCGCTGAAGCAGTAGCAAAAGCAGTATGTGAATATTTCGGAGTAACTTATATAGCAGAAAAACAAGAAGAAGCTAACAAGACTAAGTGTGTTAGGATATTGCAAGACATAAATATACATAGCAAGGCTGACTTTACAGAAGAAAATACTATTGGTAAAGTTACAGCTGGTGGAGCTTATACTGTAGTAGAAACTATAAAACGTAGTGGTACAGATATGTATAAGCTAAAATCAGGAGTTTATATAACAGCATCGCCAAAATATGTAGAAGTTTTTGAAAAATAATATCTATCGGTCGTTAACGGTCGCGTCCGATAGAGACCGATGCGACCGTCAATGTATAAATATTCCATATGCAGTCGATACTCCAAATAAAGGAGAGTGAACGTATTATGAAAATAGCAATAGAATTACTTGGACGAATAAGTTATTTTATGTTAGGTGCTTTATTATGTTTTATTATATTAATATAAAATATAAAAAAATATAAAAAAATAAGATTAAATAAAAGTTAGGAAATTTAATTTTTTCTAACTTTTTTTTATTTATTTTAGTCAAATTTAATTTAAACAAAGTTAATTTAATTTTAATTAAACAAAGTTAAGCTATTTTAATTTAATCTAAACTAATTTAATTTAATATAAATTAAATATTAAATATTTTATATTATTTTAAAATATTTAAATAAAATAAAAATAAATTTCAAATAAGATTAAACAAAATTAAACAAAAAATATTTAATTAAAATTAAAAAAAAAAAAATAAGTGTTTTTAAACTTAAATTTGTTTAAAAACACTTAAATAAAATAAAAATAAATTATTATAATTTTGATGATTTATATTGATATGCAATTTTTTCATTGTCAATTTCAGCATAAATCATAGTCGTATCTAAGCTTGTATGTCCTAATAATTTTTGAACAGTGGTTATATCTGCAGTTTGAGCTAATTTAGTTGCGAATGTGTGTCTAAGAATATGAGGTGTAAAATCTACAGATAAATTTAAATCTTTTTTTATTCTATCAAAAATCTTTTGAACTCCTCTTTGAGATAATCGTTTATAAGGTTTCTTAACAGATACAAATAAAGCTGGATTATCATCAGATCTTGAAGCTAAATATTTATTTAAATAAAATTTTGTGATGTCAGAGAAAATAACAACCCTTTCTTTATTACCTTTACCAATTACACGAAGAGTATTAGATTCATAGTTTAAATCATCTTTATTTATGCTTATTAATTCTGATACCCTAACTCCTGTTGAATACAGAAATTCAAGTAAAGCCCTATCTCTAACATTTGAACAACTTAATCTAATTTGCTCAAATGTAATTTCATTTAATGATTTTTTTAATCTTTTTTCCTGTTTAATTTTTTTTAATTTTCTTGAAGGATCATTATCTAAATAATCTTCTTCACATAAAAATTTAAAAAAAGATTTTATGCATATGATAATTGAATTAAGAGAATTAGTTTTACAAGTTGATTGTTTATAAAGTACATACATCTTTAAGTCTGCAACACTTATATCTTCAATTTTCTTTGTAAGATAAGAATTTAATTCATTTAACATATATTTTTTATTTTTTAAAGTTCCTGGAGAAAGTCCTTCAAGTTGTTTAGACTTTATATAAATATCTATATATGTTAGAAAGTCTGATTCCTCCTGATGTAAAAATATAATCTCTACATTTTTAGTACACTTATATAGTTCATCAATTAAAGCACGTTGTTGTATAATGTTAAAATCAAATCTTTTAGAAATCTCATTAGAAGCTTTAAAAATAAACTGTTCATTATAAATCTTTTCATCTTTTACTACATGCATATGTTCCTCATTTCCGCCTTTTTAACAACGTGTACAAATACACGCAAGCTTACTATATTATAGAAACAAGTAAACATATTTATAGCTTGTCCATGTATATTTTTAAATCCATACAACATTAAAATTAAGATTGGATAAATGAAAAATTAAAATATAAAAATGCTATACCAAAAAAACGGAAATATATAAGAAATAAATATAAATAAAATACAAAAAAAGTATAAAAAAAATATAAAAAGTGTATAAAAATTTTAAAACTGGAAATAATATAAGTATAATAAATAAGAATTAAATAAAAATATATCCCTGTTACTTTAGTTATTTTTAATTTCAAATTGAAACGGGAAAAAATAACTAAAAATAAAAGATGGGGGAGTCTGCGCGGCGGGGCCAATAAATAAAAAGAAATTGGCGCTGCTTTTTATTTATTTAAACCACTCGATTGTACAAGCCTAACTCTAGCGATATCAACAAAAAATAGTGTGAAGCGCAAAAAACACACTTCACATAATCAATCACATAGTTAATCAAATAAATTTTACAAAGTAGTCAAATATGTGAACCGTATTGCATATATATTAAATATAAAAAGAAAAAGGGGGAAAATAATATGCAAGAACGAGATCTAAAAATTTTAAGTTTTTTAACTATGTGTAGAATATGTACTAGAAAACAAGTACAGGAATTATTATTTCCAGATGTCCATGAAAATATACCATTAAGAAGATTAAAAAAACTAAGCGATGAAGGTTATATAAATAGAAAGATGTTTAATGTAGAAGGTACTAAGAATATGTACGTATACTATCTTGATAAACAACCTAAAAAGAAATTAATAACACATGATCTTTATATAACTGATTTTCTAATTAAACTTATAAAAAATGGATATGAAATTTTAGATTTTAAGAAGAGTCCACAAATAGGCAATATAATTCCAGATGCATACCTAAAGATAAGAAAAAATAAAAGAATAAAACGAATTTTACTTGAAGTCCAAATAAGTCCTAATGACTGCTTATCAAAATATAAAGAAATTAAAGATATAATAATAGAAAATACAGATTGGCCTGTTATGCCTACGTTATATGTTATTAATAACCAAAACTTAAATAAAAGAATGAAAGATATAAAAGTTATATATGATAGCATAAAAATAGAAAAGGTAGGTGATATAATTGATTAATCTATTTATAGATAGTATATTTAATGCTGCTAAATCAATAGAGAATATAGTATTAAAAAAGAAGTATAACTGGGATAAATTATTCTTTGAGATTAACCTATGTAATCGTAGTAAAGAATATCCTATATTACATCATCAATATAAAGATAATGATTTTTATTTTACAATTCCTATAGGGCTTTCAATAAATGATTTTATAAAATATAAAATAGAAATAGCTACTTTTCTAAAGGTAAATTCAGATAAATTAAAAATAGAGTATAAAAATACATTAATATTAATTCATATAAATAACAATGATGAAAAATATAATTATAATGATTTTTGCTTTGACGATAAAAAGGGAGTTCCAGTTGGAATAGATTTAGATACACATAACATTGTTTACTGGTATTATAAATCAGCAAATGAATGTCACCTATTAATTGCAGGGGCGACAGGTTCAGGCAAATCAGTTTGTTTAGATGTAATTGTAAATAATTTAATAAAGAGAAAAAATATAGATTTGTATATTCAAGATACAAAATTAATAGATCTGTATCAATATAAAAATAAATGTAAGTATTATGGTGAAGGTAAAGATGGTATAGAGGATATTATGGAAGAGTTAATAGAAGAAATGAATAGAAGATATAAAACTTTAAGAAGAAATAAAGATAGAAGATATAAAGATATATTCTTAATAATAGAAGAGTTAGCGAGTTTTAATCCAAAGATAGATAAAGAATTTTATAGATTACTAGGAGAGCTATTAGCAAAAGGTAGAGCAGCAAGTATTTATGTTATATTGACAACACAAACACCTTATGCTGAAATATTACCGGGAGCATTAAAATCTAATATTAATACGAAAATTGGATTAAAGGCAAATACAAAAGAAGCATCGAAGATAATATCAGGAGATTATGAAGCTTTAATGAATTTGAGAGGAAAAGGACATGGAAAGATTTTTACAGGAAATAGTGTAAGAGAGATACAATGCTTTAATATAAAAGAAGCATCTACTGCTGCAACAGTAAATGCTCCAGATAGTAATAAGGCCAACAGAACCGAAAAAACTATCTAATAATATTATAATAGTATACAGAAAGAAGTACAAATAATTTTTACTGTACTTCTTTCTATTTTAGCGCTTGTACTAAATAACATTAACCTGGTGGTGATAGTAACTTAGTACAAGCAAATGTGTAAAAAAATTATAAAAATTTAATGTCAATATTATAATTTCCATCAATAGTTATAACATCAATAAAAGAGGTCCAAAATCTTTTACGTTCGGTAGCATCTAAATTATAATATATATCTTCTATATTATCTAATATAGATAGTAATTTATCAGCATCTTTAGGAGCTACTTTTGCAACTTCTTTATTTTTTATTTCTTCTAAAGCCTGGTTAAATATAGCATAATCTTTTTTATAGTCTTCTAATGAAATCAAATCATTTAGATATAATTCTCTTAATTTATCTATTTTCTTTTGAATTTTAGCTTTATTTTGAGAAATATCAGTAGAACTTGATTTTTTTGAAGAAACATCAAAAGAATACAGATAATTTTTATATTCTTCAACTATACAATTCAAAAGTACCTTTTCAAGTTTTTTTTCATTTATAGATTTTTTCTGATCACAATCTTTATAGATGCTATATCTATTACATCTATATGTTTTTATTACATTTTTACCACTTCTATTACTATAATGTCCGACAATTTTATAACCACAATGTGCACATTTTAAGAGGCCACTGAAAATATAAGTTTCTTTTCTGTTATTAGATACATATTGCTTATTATTTTTCAATATCCTTTGGACATTGCTAAATTGCTCTAGAGAAATAATTGGCTCGCAGTAATTTTCTTTATAATAATTTTTAGATTTATAAGTTCCTGTATAAATTATATTTTTTAATAATTTATTAAAACTCCTAAAACTTGTAGGTTGATTATAAACATTATTTATCTGTATAAAAGCAGCACGAGCTGACATTAATTCTTCAACCAAGTCGAAACTTTTTTTTACAATCCAAGCGGTATTTTCATCGATTGCTAACTTTTTATCTACAATTTTATAACCCTTTGGAACACTACCGGATATAACTTCATTTCTTTCAATCTTGTATCTAAATACGTCTTTTATACGTTCAGAGGTTTTATCCAGTTCTCTTTCTGCTAAAGATAATTTTAAGTTAAATGTAAATTTACCATCTGCAGTTGAAGTGTCTATGTCATCTTCGAAAATTGCTTTCATACAGACATTATTACTCTTAAATTGTTGGTCCAATAAATTAGCATCTATTATATTTCTACTTAATCTATCTAATTTTGTAAAAAGAACTATATCAAATTTATCAAGATCTGATAATAGATTTTGTAATCCTTGTCTTTTTGTATTTTTAGCAGTCAAACCTTCATCAATATAAATTTTGTATATTTTATAATTGTTTCTTTTACAATATTGTTTCAAATCTTCTTTTTGTGCTTCTATAGATAACCCGTGAAGCTTTTGTTCTTCATGTGAAACTCTACAGTAGCAAGCAGCTTTTTTTATTATTGTTTCCATAATGAGTACCCCTTCGCTAAATTTTTACTAAATGTTATCATATATAAATATTTTAAACAATAAATTTTAGATTTACTCATAAAATATAATTTTTTTAAAAACTTTTTTTAATAAATCACTTTTTAGTTATAAATAAATAATCAGATTTCTATCATATAAAAACGCCAATTTTGGGGAAACTAAAATGAACGAAAGGAAAATATATTATGGTAGAAATTAAAATACGCGAAATACGAGATAAAAAAAGAATATCTCTAAGAACATTAAGTAGAAAAACGAAGATAAGTATAGGGGCATTAAATAATTATGAAAATAATAAAACAAGTCCAACATTAGATAATATTGAAGAAATAGCAAAGGCACTTAATTGTAAAATAACCGATTTATTTGAGTCAGAATATAAGTAAACAAAAAAAGTGTTCATATATATGAACACTTTGGGAAAAATGTAGAAAAATAAAGAAAATGCAACTACAATCAAACTATAAAAAATAAAACCAAAATTCAAAAAAGTTGCACGATTAAAAGAAAAGATTTACAATTATAATTAAATCGAACGTAAGTTCGAGATAAATTCAAACAGGGGGATTTAAAAATGGATAAAAAGCTAGATAAAAAGCTAGATAAAAAGCTAGATAAAAAAGAAAAAGATTTATATACAGAAACAATAATAAAAATGATGAAAAATATGAATGAAATTGAAAAGAAGAGAATATATAAATTTGTATCATATGTTTATAATAGAAAATAAGTCCAGGAAACTGGACTTATTTTTTATTCTGATTCTTTCTTTATTTCTAGAAATCTATCAATTATTTTTTCTAGTGTTTCTAATTCATCTTCACTTAAAGAAGCAAAAGTTTTAAATAAATTTTTATGAAAATTATTTTCCCCAGTCATTATATAATCAATTTTTGCCAAATAATCTTCATCATCTTTATTATTAGAAAACATTTCACCTTCGCCAGTTGTAAGCCATATATAATCGATTTTAAATTCACTACAAGTCAACTTTATACTTGCCTCTTTTAAGTTATATTTTCCATTTTCAATATCGCTTACAGTATTTGCCTTTAAACCTATTTTTTCGCCAAAGTCTTTTTGAGTCATTTTTAAAGTTTTTCTTAAATATTTTAATCTTTCACCTATATTCATGATATCACCTCTATATTAATAATATCGGAATACGAAAAAAAAATCAATAATTTTATTGACAAATATCGTAAATTGAAATAATATATAAGTATAAAATCGAAATGCGATAAAAAAGGGGGATAAAAAGATGAAAAACGAAAAAATAGAAAAAATAGCTGAAAAATTCATGTCATTAGACGAAAATTCAAAACAATTTGTCGCTGGATATATGTCAGCTAGAATCGAAGCAGCAGAAGAAATAAGACAGCTAAAAGAACAAATTAAAGCAATAAAGGCGAGTTAATCTCGCCTAAGGGGGAATACGAGTGAAAGCTAAAAGCGAACCTAAAGTAAAATTCATAAATGAACTTGACATAAATAAATTAACTAAAGGCCTAGAAAGTATATTAGGTAAAAAATACAATGTGGACATAAAAATAACAGCTACAAAGAAAACTGATAGAGAGGGGGCTTAAAGATGAAAAAGATAGTAGAATTTACACTTCAAGAAGCATCTGATTTAGAGGATATCTTTGAATGCCAAATAATAGAACTTACACAAAGTATTAACGGGTTTAAAAGAAATAAGTTGAAAGCATCTACTATTTCTTCAATAGAGGGATATGAAGAACTGATTGAAAGATGTGAAAAAGCAAGAAATATCAATAGAAATTTACTAAAGAAAATAAGAGAAACTAAAATAACAAATTAGGGGGAAAGAATATGAAACACCTAGAAGATTTGACAGTTAAAGAATTAAGACAAGCAGCAAAAGAACTAAATGTAAAAGGAAGAAGCAAAATGAATAAGGCAGAATTAATTGAAGCCTTAAAGACAAGAGAACCAAAGAAAGAAAAAACAGAAGAAAAGACTAATCAAGAAGCTAATCAAAACACAGATCATAAAGTAGTAAGAAAAATAGTACAAAATAAAAATACAGATTCTAAAGGACTAATCAGAATATGGCACGATGTAGTAAGAACATTACCGGTAGGAACACCAGTAACAGTTAAGATGTTTTCAGATGAAGATGTAATAAAAACATTTACTGGAAGACTTAAAGAAGGCAATAGAAAAAGGGATGATGGATTACCAGATGTTTTTATAAAGATACATGCTAAAAAACCTTTCAATATACAGTTATACGATAATATTCAAGTATTCATGACAGAAAAAGATTATCAGAAAGCAAGATATGGTGAGTAATTTTTATACTCTAAAATAAATTCTGAGTAGTAAAGAGAAGGGGGAAAGATAAAAAATGGTAGTTTATTTCAAAGATGAGGAAACAATGGTTATAGAAACAGAAGGCAACAAAGTAGAAATCAAAATAAAAGATAAAAATCAAGATAAAAACTTGAAATTAGAGTTTGAAAAATAGCTAGAAAAGTTAAAGTAAAATCAAGTCGAGAGTGCACTAAATGCGGTGTTTACTGACTTGATAATACTATTAACTTTAGAACATATATAATAAATAATTTTAATTTATATTATTTATGATTTGGGGGAAGTAAAAATGTCATATATACAAAAGACAATAATATCAGGGAAAGTAGTAGAAGTTATAAAACAGTATGACAAAAAATACTTCCCTAAAGGTAAACATACTAAGTTTAAGAAAAGTGATATTAGAGGACCAAAAGAAAATAAAACTACTGAACAACAAGAAAAAGTGAATTATAGACAAAAAGAATTAAAACTTACGAGAATATTAAATTGTAACTTTCAAGGTGGAGATTATCATATAGTTTTTTCTTATAAAGAAGATCTTAGACCAAATAGCATAGAAGAGTTAAAAGATGATAAAAAGAAGTTGCTAAGAAAAGTAAGAACTGAATATAAAAAACAAGGAAAAGAACTTAAATATATAGCAGTAGCGGAAGTAGGAAAAAGAAAAGCATTACATTTTCATTTTGTAGTTAATGCTATAGATACTTCTATATTCCAAAAGTGCTGGAATAAAGGATTTATCAAGATTAGCTTACTGGATAAAAGTGGACAATATAAAGATTTAGCAGCTTATTTATTAAAATATACTAAAACAAATAAAGAAGAAGCTAAACAACTTAATGGTGCTGCATGGAACAGTAGTAAAAATTTAGACAAGCCAGTTGTAAAAGTAAAAGTAATAACAAGAAGTCAATTCTTTAAAGAAGAAGTAACACAATCAAAAGAATATAGAGACTATTATTTAGAAAAAGATAGTGTTTATACAGGCTTTAATGAATTTACAGGATACAAATATTTTAAATACACATTAGTAAAGTTAAATTGACAGGGGAAAGGGTAATATGGATGAATTAAATTATTTAATATTAAATTACGATATACCATTTCATATAACAGAGGATGTTAGTAGACGAGTGACAGATTGGATAGCATTAGGGGGAAATGAAGATGATGGATATATAATGCAACAAGTGAGATATATAAAAAAATATTTAGAAGTGACAAATCAAATACAAGGAGATAAAAATGAGTAAATATAGTAAAACGTATTATCTAAGAGAAAAAACAGAAGATTCCGAACAAATGCAAATTATAAATTACTGTAATAGTATGAGCGCATATATACCAGAATATGAAATGATTTATCATATACCGAATGAAGGTAAAAGAAAAAATGGGGCTAAGCTAAAAAGAATTGGATTAAGAAAAGGTGTGCCAGATTTGTGTATGCCAGTACCTCGAATGGGATTTCATGGCCTATACATAGAACTTAAAAAAGATAGTACTAAAAAGGCAAGTAAAGAGCAACAGGAATGGCTATTTAAGTTAGAACAACAAGGATATGCAACATCACTTTGTTATGGAGCTAATGAAGCAATTAATCTTATAACTGCTTATATGGATTCTGATTATGAGACATTCAAAGATAATTATAGAAATGCGAAAGGTGAAAAAAGATACTAATAGGGGGAATAAACAGTGATAATAGATAAATTTATTGTACACATGCTGGATATAAATTTAGACAAACCGATGTTAGCTGACTTTATAGGAAAAAATTATTCAGATGTAGATAAGTTTTTAAAGAAACTTATAAATAAAGCTAAGAAAAACAAAGATACAGTAAGAGCAAAATGGAAAAATGATAATTTTATACAAAATTGTTGTAGTTCAATTTTTAATGATGAAAATAACTTTACAGAAGCAAGTAAACAAATAGCAGCACATTATTATCAACTAATGCAAAATAATAGCCAAACAGAACCAGTAACACTTGTTATATGTCAATATACTGAAAAAAGTGCTAAAAATATAGTAATTATGAGATTAGAAAATAAAAAAACATATAATACAACAGTGGATTTAATCAATGAAAAATTTAATATAAACATAATTGAAAACAAAAAAACTATATCAACGACATTAGAACAGTGTGTACTGATACCTGAACCAGATTTGGTTGAATTGTATCAATTATTAGTATTGGATAAAGAATCAAATAAAAAAACACTTTGGACTGAAAATTTTTTAGAAGCTGAAATAATTAGAGATGATACATATAAAACAAAAGTTTTTATAGATATGGCTCAAATGTACATTGATACAAATTTCAATCAAATGGATAAAAAAGAAAATGCTATAAAAATATTGCATAGTATGCTTGATACTACAAGCAATATGGATATAGATAAATTTATTTTTTTAAGTGAAATAGATAGAGCTATAAAAATAAGTTTAGAAAAATATGACATATACAATAGTTTTAATATAGATAAAAATGTAGTAGAAAAAGAATTTAAAACAAGATCAATAAAAACAGATACTGGATTTGTTATAAAAAATAAATTTTATGATTTTGAAGATGAAAGTAAATACAGAATTATAAATAATCCAGATGGAACAACGGATTTATTGATAAAAAATATTCAGTATTTCAAGGAGGGGTAGATATGAATGATTTACAGGTAATTTATAATCAAGAAGTTTTAGGACAAGAGTTTAAAATCTATGGAACAAAAGAAGAACCATTATTCTTAGCGAAAGATGTTGCAAACTGGATAGAACATAATAAACCAAATGAAATGATAAAAAATGTTGACGAAGATGAAAAGCTAAAGGCGATAATAACGCACTCAGGTCAAGGTAGAGAAATGTGGTTTTTAACAGAAAATGGTTTATATGAAGTATTAATGCAAAGTAGAAAGCCAATAGCAAAACAATTTAAAAAACAGGTAAAACAAATATTAAAACAGATAAGAAAGACTGGAGGATATATACCAGTAGCAGAAGATGAAGATGATGCAACTATAATGGCAAGGGCTTTATTATTAGCAAAGAAGACAATAGATAATAAAAATAAGGAGTTAGAAGAAAAGAAAAAAGAACTGGAAGATAAAAATAGATTTATAAATCAAATAGCAGAATCTAGAAATTCATTATTAGTAAGAGAAGTAGCTAAAATAATTTCTAAATCAGATAGTAATATCCTAATAGGTGAGAAAAGATTGTATGAGAAGCTTAGAGAGTGGGGCTGGGTAACTTATAAAGGAACAGAACCAAAGCAATATGCATTAGACAGAGGATATTTAGAGGTAAAAGAGGGGACAGTTACAAATCAATCAGGGACATTTACATATTATACAACGAAAGTAACAGGAAAAGGACAGAAACGAATACTTGAAAAACTGTTAAAAGAACAATCAGAGAAAAATAAACAGTTAGAGATAGACATTTAACTTAAAAGACCTTCTAATTTAGAAATTTACAAGATTAGAAGGTCATAAAGGGGGAGCAAAAATGTATGAAGCTGTAAAAGAAATTACAAATGAGTTGGTAAAAAGAAAATATATAAAAGAACCTAAAGATTTAATGTTACATGTAGACTCACAATTAGATAAATACTGCTTTAAATTTAGCAGTGAATTACAAAAAGAAGAATTAAAAAAGAGCATAATAGAAAATGCAATAAAAGAACGAGAAAAAAATGTTATAGCTCAAATAGAGAAAAAAACTCAGGTGAAAAAATCAAGACGAGAAGGAAGAAGTTTTATAGTAGTTAATTTCTGTAAAAATGGTAAAATTCATTCTTATAATTCTTTAGCAGAAGGATGTAAAAAAATGAAGTTAGATCCAAGCAGAGTAGGAGAGTTTTTAAGAGGAGAAGATCATTATTATTTACCACGAAAAAAGAAATGGATTATCAATACAGATATGGAGGAGAATGAAGTGATAATAGAACACCTAGAAGAAATAGTAGAAAATGCACGAGAAATATATGAAACAGAAAATAAATGTGAATATACAGGGAAAATGAATATGAGAGAAGCTATTGATATGGCTATAAAGATAACAGAAGAAAGAATAAAAAATGAATATAGATTTTAAGGAGAAGTAGGAATGATTAAATATATATGTGATTGTTGTGGAAAAGAAATAAAAAAAGGTGAGATTAAACAAATAAAAGTACATGATAATTATACCAATAGAGTAGAAAAGGAAGGAATACATTGGTGTAAAGATTGTGTATCTAATAATGGAAAACCTGGATTTAATTTTCCTATTTTAGATACATCAGAAATAGAATTCGAAATAGAACTAGAAAAATTAAAAGAAGAAACAGAAGAATTATTAGGAGCTGTAATTAAATATAAAACAAATGAATTTGAATCGATAGATAATGTAGTAGAGGAAAGCTATGATGTAATACAAGTAGTAATTAACATTATTGACAGATTAGGAGTTATGGATTATATGACAGAAGGCTTAGAAAAACATATAGAGAAGCTAAAAGGCAGAGGGTGGAAGTTTAAAGAGGTGAGTAAAGAATGAAATTAATTTTATTTATAGGAATTTCATTAGTTTTTAGCAGCGGTTTTGTAGCAGGAGCAACATGGAATTACATACATACTGTTAATAGACAAGTAGAACGTATAGATAGATATTTAGAAGAAGAAACAAGAAAATTTAAAGAAAAAGAGGGGAATAGATAATGAATAGTGTAGTATTGGTTGGTAGATTAACAAAGGACCCAGAACTAAGATATATACCTGGTACTGGAACTGCAGTTGCAACATTTACAATGGCAATAAATAGATATTACAAGAAAAAAGATGGAAAAATAGAAACAGACTTCATACCTGTACAAGTTATAGGAAAAGCAGCTGAATTTTGTGCAAATTATATAACAAAAGGTAGATTAGTAGCAATTCAAGGAAGCATAAGAGTAGATAGATATGAAACACAAACAGGGGAGAATAGAACATTTACAAAGGTAAGTGCAAGAAATATAAAACCTTTGGACTATGTGAAAAATGACAATAGCAATTCAGATACAAATCCAAGTTTTGAACCTGCAGAAGGATTAGATCCAAATGGTTTTACAGCCATAGACGATGAAGATATACCCTTTTGATGCTTCAATTCTTGATAATTATAAAATAAAGACGTTTAAAGACAGAAAAGGAAATATAAAAAATATAGTAGCAAAAACAGATGATTTTGAGAGTATAGAAACGTTCTATAACTACTTAGTAGAAAATAATATACATATAAATTATCAAGATATAAAAGAAGCTTATATTAGATATTACAGTATGTTACCAAAGAGAACTGAAATAGCAGAATATATACAGGAGCAAGAAGGATACACATTCTGTAAAAAAGGTAGAGGTGCAAGTAAAGTTTATACTGTAGAGTTATAAAAAACTAATAAATATCCTAGGAGTATATCTCCTAGGTGAAAGGAGTTTGAGATGAAAAAGATAACAAAAGAAAGATTAAGATATATAGCAAATGATATAGAGACAATAGAAATATCCAAAATAACTAATGACATTCTAGCTATAGCACTTAAAAGAACTATAAATAGAAATGCAAGTAACGAAGAGTATGCACGTTTTTGCATGCAAGAAATATTAAAAAGAAATATATACATACATTTTGATAATTCACTAAAACATGGAGAAATAAAAATACATTTTAAAAATGGAGATGTAAGAAATTATTCATTGTTAGTAGATAAATAAAGGGGTGAATTAAACAAGATGAATATAGCAGAGAGAAATGAATTAATAGAAGATAATTTAAATCTAGTCTATTTTATGATCGAAAAACACTTTGCAACTTATGTAGATAGAGATGAGTTGATAGGTATAGGATATGAAGGAATTATAAAAGCTGCAGATAAGTTTGATAAAAGTAAAAATATAAAGTTTTGTACTTTTGCTTGTAAATGTATTCACAATGAGATTACTAAATATTTAAATGCATTAAATTACCATTGTAGAAAAGCAAATATGGTAGCTTGTTCAATTGATAATAAAATAGAAGATTGCATAGGAGAAGATTTAACTTTTAAAGAAGTTTTTAATATTAATGAAGACTATTCTATAGTTGTTGCAGAAGAAATATTAAATAGAGCTAATTCTTTAGTTGCAAATGGTAGATTTATTTTAGAAAAAAGAATTGCTGGATATACATTTAGAGAGATAGGCCAAATGTTGAATATAACAGGCCAAGCTGTGATGAAAAGGTTATCTATAATAAGACAGTATTTAAATTTAAAAGAGGCGGACAATGAAAACATTAACTAAATTTGAAAAAGAAGAAATAAAAACAATCAAGTATGAGCAACTAAGTTTTATATAGAGGTGAAAGTCTATGAAAATAAAAACAATTCAATATTTGCAAATCCTTGTAAACAAGGTTATGAGATTTGAGGATTACTTAGTCCAATAGTTTGACAAACCACATTGAGGTAATGTGAATCGTTTTAGGTGAGTGAATGAAATGTAAAATGGATTTAAATAGCCTGAGTGGATATAAGGAGTAAGTCAAACACTCGGTTGGGAAGCCTATCCATTACCTATATAGATTAAGAAATTGATTTATATAGGTGTGAATATTGAACTTAAATGAGTTAAGGATATTACAAAATTATCCTTTAGAAATGAAAATAGGGAGAACAAAACAACGAATTAGAGAATGGGTTGATTATTATGGTGAGAATGGAACATATATAAGTTTTAGTGGTGGGAAGGATAGTACAGTTTTATTAGACATAGTAAGAAGTATATATCCTGATATCGAAGCAGTTTTTATAAATACAGGACTTGAATATCCAGAGATTTATAAATTTGTTAAAACTTTTAAAAATGTTACCATTCTTAAGCCAGAAATGAATTTTAAACAGGTTATAAATACATATGGCTATCCAGTAATCAGCAAAGAAAATAGTCAATACATATATGAAATAAGACATAGTACTAAAAAAATGAGACAAAGACGATTATATGGAGACAGTAAAGGGAGATTTAAACTTCCTAATAAGTATCATTACTTAATAGATGCACCGTTTGAAATATCAAATAAATGCTGCGAAGTTATGAAAAAACGACCTGTAAAGAAATTTGAAAAAGAAACAGGTAAAGTTACTATTATTGGAACTATGGCAGAAGAAAGTAGTTTAAGACAACAAAGTTACTTACAACATGGGTGTAATGCATTTGAAAGCAAAAGACCTGTAAGTACACCACTTGGATTTTGGAAGCAACAAGATGTACTAGAGTACATTTATAAGAATGATCTAAAAATAGCAAGTGTTTATGGCGAAGTTATAGAAGATAAAAATTTACTTGATGAATGTACATATAGAACTACTGGATGCGAAAGGACAGGTTGTATTTACTGCTTATACGGAATACAGTGCGATACAACACCTAATAGAATACAAAGACTAAAGAAAACACATACAAAGCAATATAACTATTGCATTAACAAATTAAAGTTAGGTGAAGTATTAGATTACA